TGACCATTGTTTTAATTTTTCGATCTTAGCAGCCTTTGCAGCTTCTAAGTGTTCTAACGATATTACATTCTTTTCCAGCATGATGTCAATCATTGCTAGCATATCACCTAATTCTTCTTCTAGATGTTCGCGATTAGTTTTAGGTTTACCTGGTTTAAAATTGTCTAAACCGAATCGATTAACTTTACTAACTGCTTGAATGACTTCTGCACATTCTTCTTGCAAAATATTCATTACTTCTATTTCTTTACTATTCATTGTTTTGCTTTTTCTGTTAGATAGATATCGTTATGCACCCATTTGTTTTTGACAAAAAATCCCCATTCTCTCTTTTGCGGTCCAGGCATAAACATAGTCCAAGCTGTTATATTAGGATCGAGCTCAATACGATGATAGCTAGTAGCACTACAGATACGAAAGTGTCCAGGGCCACGCCACTTGCATGTTTCGGTAATTTTCTTTCCTTCTACATCAAATACAGGAGTCCATTCATAATATCCACCTTTTAAGATAAGTGTAGCATACGGCCATGGATGATCATGCACATCATCGGGGTCTGACTTAAGAAACTTGTGAATGAACACATTAAAGGGGAAATGTTTTCTGTCTTTAAGGAACACATAATACCGTTCAAGATAAGGTGCATTATCTTGTCTATCCATTACAATACGTTTGCGACCAACACGATCTAAAAAGTTTAGAAATCGGTTCATTTTAAATTTTCCAACAGCTTATTTGCACTAAAAAAATGTTCAGTTAAATCCTGTGCTTGTTTACGTAATTGCGGCAATCGTTTTTCATAATGTGTCATAGTAACAATAATGTGATGACACAATTCTTGTCTATGCGCTAGGTAACTATCCCAATCGTGTGTCCATTTGCTAGGATATTTAAATCCCTCGTAATACATTTCACTGTATGACAATCGATCTGGCACCATAGGAATTGCTTCAACTAATGCACCTTCGTAACAGCTAATACCTAACGTCTCTTGTAAGTTGGCACTGAACACAATCTTTGCACGACCTAACAACTTGTGATATTCGTGTTTGTCTAATTGTGTATCTTGACAAACAATAAACTCGTATTGTGGTAAATGTGTAGCTAAGTCACGGAATATCTCAACTTGCTTTTCTGGAGCAATACGATGCGGGAACAAAATTAGATCACGCTTGGGATTGGTACAATAGTTTTCTAATGTATCAACCATATACTCCATGGGCCAACCAGTGCGTACAAATCTAGGATCTTCGTCGTGCAATATACCGGCTAAATCTTCTTCGAACCACGGATTTTCTGTAGGATAGTCATTTAACAGATTAGTAACAAACATTTTGATATGAAAGTTTGTGGCAAAATAATTGTGGTCAAATGCATGGAAGAAACTCTTCTCAGCGTTTCTAACCCAAGGCTTGTTGCCAACTAGCCGACCAAGAAAATCTTGTGGATCATAGCTGCCAGCATGCCATAGGCCGTGTGTAACTACTGGTATGCCCAGTAGCTCACTCATGTACTTGAGATTGATGATACCAGGGTGCCAAGCATCAGTAAATATAAAATGATCACCTGCGCAAACGGCTCCGTCGCAAAATAGCCGACCCATGGTTTCAACTTGTTTAGCCTTGTAGATATTAGTGCCGCCAAAGTTGAGAAATGCTCCAGGAGTGGTAGCACTAGGAATGTCCGTAGGACCTGATATAATGTTGACATTGTGTCCTGCCTTTCGTAAGAGTTCAGGCACATGAGTCTTCCACTGACCCGTGTACCTTGTCTCTACAGCTTCTAGATCAATTAGAAAAACGTTCATTGTTGTTAGACCGTGGTTTATTTCCTAGATACGGCTTGCGTTCGCCGGTATATGCCTTCTTAGGACGACGACTCTTTTCAAAGTTTCTCCATGCCCAACTTTCTCTGTTGTAAAGATCCGCCTCGTTGTATGGTGCTACCTCCAGTCGACACCAGTCCAAGTATGCTTCCAAATCGTCAAAAATCTTAACGATGTCCGGACGATTTTCAAAATATGCGAAGTCTTTGTAATTCTTAGCCATAATAGCTTTCCTTGTTTTAATACTTAATTAATGAACCATTTTCTCCGTCTTCGGAGACCTCAATCCACACCTCACGGCTGGGATACTTTTGTGAAATTTCTGAGTACAGTGCATCACTCATCATTTCACAACTTTGAAAATTTAAATCTAGTATATTATCTTTGTAAAGATTTTCTAACCAGCGTTTAAATTGTATAAATTCAATGTCTCGATCGTTGTGTGTTACACTGATCCAAACACGAAAGTGAAATATGTGTCGATGTTTGTTAGCTAGAAAACTAACATCGTATTCGTCGCCTGTTGCTAAGTTTGGATCTGTTGCGGCCGCTGGATAGCAGTGAACACCTTCTTTGCGGAAGGTAACCCAAATCATTTTGTTAGGGCGTATGTCTTGTCTAATTGTTATCATTTAAATAAATCTCCAAAGTTATTACCTGCTGTGCTTAGGATAGTTTTCATAGCGCCGTGAGGAATACGATACTGATAAGAATTATCTGTTTGTTTTTCAAAATAACCCCATTTAGATCCGCGGATATAATCGCCGTTATCGCCTTTGATAATTAATTTACGTCCAGCTTCGTAACCTTCTTCAAATTTTTCTTGTATGTAAGGATCTGTTAAATCGTAAATTTTAGCTTCTTTAATAATAGATTCATTATCACTATATGATACACGATATTGTCGTTGGCATTTTGCCTTTAAATTAGTATCATTCCACAATGTTGTTTTGATATCATCTCTAGTAATAGATCCAATTGTATGTGCTGATGTAGATTCTGTTTTTCTAGATTTTACCTCTAATCCTTCTTCGGGTAAATCAATACCTTTTCCTTTATTGACCTTGTGACCATTTCTAGCCAATCCTGTTTCAATAAATCGTCCAACATTACCGTGGTATTGTTTAGGAACAGTTTTTCCAACCATCTGAGTTTTAAGTCTTTTAACTCTTGCGGTAATGGGGGTTTTAGGTGTAGTCATACTAATCATAGTGTTGTATCTTGTGTATATTGATCCCAATGAGTATACTTGTCCTTACTCATAAGATCATGCAGTTGATGAGTCCATACACCAGGGTTAGTAGCACCCCAAGTACGGTCGTCTAATTTAATAGTTGTGTTATAATTGAATTGATTAATGTAAGGTAATTTTACACTAATCATCGGAACAAATCTATTGTTTTCGGTAAGACCACTTTCAAGTAGTCCTTCTGCCTGTGCTACATCTAAGTCTAATGTACACCAGTAGTCGGCATCTAGACATGATTTAATCATAAGTTCCCACGGGCGCCACTTGTCACTGTCGTTAATGCCAATGTTAGGGAAACTTTGACTGGTTCCAAAGTAAATGTGTTTTACTTTGTGTTCTTCTGCTAGTACTAGTATTTGATCCACAGGCTGTAGTCCTACGACAAATAGTGTAAACATATCGTAGCATACAGTATGTTCGACTTCGTAGCCTGTAAAAAAATTAACTTCTTGCCGTTGTTGTGTATCTAGTCCCATTTTATATAACCTCTACTGTATCCGTTCGGACGATCCATACCATCCGCAAACGCTTGTTGCCATTCAGTGTTACGATTATAACACTGAGTCCAAAAAGAATCAACCTCTAAATAGCCTTTTTCGATAAAGTATCTTGCCATTCTCATACAATCAATAAATGCCGGATTTCGGGGACTAGGTCGAACAGTAGTAACAGCTTTCCAAAGTTGTACTTGAGCTTCTTCTTTATCAATTGCTTTACCTACCCCATCAATGATAATAGCATTATTATTTAGGTTTATATCAACACCCAATCGATATTTTCCTGTAAGGTCTACAACCACATCATAACTTTCACTTGTACCCAGTAACAGTTTATCGCCCCATAAGTCTTGATTATTTGAACCCAACACATCTACGTGAAAAATATAGCCATTTATTCTCATAGTATGATAGGCAACCCATGCAAGAAATCCACTGCCAATAATAAGCATACGATTATTATCGTGCCTTCCTTGTCTGTCTTGCAAATATGTTTTGGCTTGATCAATCAAATTAATTCCGCAAGCTACTGGCTCTAATATATAGCGAGGATGTGCTTCTGGTACTTTGACATATTCATTCTTGCGTACATTGTAAACATCGGCGTAAGCAGGCTCTCCTCGTGTTGCTACAAAGTCTCCAATGTCAACATCATTGACATTTGATCCACGCCCAATTACCTTAGCAAGTCCTTCGTGTCCTTGCATACTTAAAGGTAACGGACCAAAGTTGCCTTGCATCATATCAATGTCACTACGACATACACCAGTCATTACTGCTCGAACCCAAATCTCATCTGCACCAAATGATGGAATGTCGTATTCCACTTGTTCAAAGTAGCCTTGCCCTGTAGTTTGCAAACATCTTGTCATAGTTTTTCAATCACAGTGTGTATCCAAGTATCTTGCTCGTATTGGTCTGTCCAGAATTTAGCATCGTCAACATGTTCAACTGCTTCTTTAATCATGGCTTGATAGGCTTCTTCAGGGCACCATCCTAGTTCACAACGTTCTACTGTATCATCTGGCATGATAAATTCAATAGAGCTGTCTTCAGTATCCATACTGCGCCAATTGGCCGCACAAGTCCATTTATCGGTAAAGTTAATAACGCAAACGTCGTCGACGTCATAAGTCCCTTTGGGATTAACAGTGCCGTAATCAGTGCTGTCAATGTCCTCCAACTTCCATGCGGCCAGTGTAGTTGTTCCGTTGACTGTATTTGCCCTCCACTGAGGGTTCATGGCAATATATAGACTTAGCAAATGCGGCATCAAGTCACGACTAACACCGCCAAACGCTAACTTCTTAGTAGTAAACCAACTACCAGGATTGGGAATACAATTTTTACGTATCCATTTAATTTTTACGGTGTTGGCTTGACTGGCTAATGTTTTTAAATCAGATATATTACTGCGCCACATGTTGTTTTTAACCATGATGAAGCGTGTGTACTTAAATGTTTCTATTAAAATATTCCAACTGTTACTATTGGCTACTCCGGGTTTTTCAATAAACACAATTTTGCTAACTGGTGCTACTTTTGCGGCAATTTCAAAGTGTGTAAAATTTGGAGTGCATATATGTACAGTATCAAATGGTGCATATACTAGTATAGCCGCATCAACACTTGGCAACATTGCACCTTTGCTAGTGTCGTGATCCACAGTAATGACTTCATGGCCAAGTTTTTCTAATACAGTTTTATATAACTGTCCAATACCCATGCCAATAACGAGACTACGCTTGCTCATTTTTCTTTTTTTCGTAAAGTTTAAACATACGAGTTACATCTTCCATACGTTGCTGGAATACATGCGGAGAATCTTTGGCCGCACGAATCATGTCGGATTCACTAGGATAGTGGCGTAAACAATATCTTGCACCTTCTTTAATTGTTTTTGGAATTCGAGGAGTAGACAATATCTCAAGTAAAAACTTTTGAGTCTGTACTACTGCTCGATATCTTTCATCAGGTAATGTCATGTATACTAGCCTCTAATTCTTCTAGTTTATTAACCGACTCTTCATCAAAGTCGGGCTCGTCTTGTAATTGTACACTATCTGCATCTACTTCTTCAAAGAATTTGGAGTACATTGTACTTGCGTTTACGGTTTTCTTACCAGTTGCACCCCGTGTGCCTGGAATAGCCTGCCAAAATTTATCATAATAGTCAATTATAGCAATAGCAGTATCCTTATCCGGCGCACTAAAGATTGCTTCTACAACATCTTTGAACTTGTTTGATCCTGGACTATAATCCATATAATGGTTGGTGGTAGCTGTGGTAGCATTTAACATACCGGGACATAATCCAGCATCATATTGCCGATTGGCTTCTTGCACACTGTTCAAATGCAACCATACATTATGACCCATCATGATTGCGTAAGTAAAACTATCCCACGATGTTTTACCTTCTTTACCTATCTTATTTAGGTCACCAGGGCCATATATACAAATATCTTTAACTTCTACCCCATCCATTAAAGGGCTTGTGGTAAATGATTCAAAATGTTTGTCTTGTACTACTACATCTTGAAATAGTCTAGTATCCTTGGCATATTTCTTGTTGTCTAAACTTGGCAACATTCTGTAAAGCCATTTTTGCTTATCTACAATTTCAGTCTGTACATAAATCTGCCCGTTAGCAGTGGCAAGGAACGGACTGGCACAGTCAAAGCTGATTGTAAAGTCTGGATTATGATATTTACGAACAGCACGTTGAATATCAGTCAGCAACAATGCCCACTCTAATTTACTTGTACCAAGAAAGTGCATCCAGTCTTGATGACCCTGTTCTAATAGTCCGTCAAACTTTAATACAACAAGTCTGCGTAGTACTAAATCCACGTCGCACATGTTCTGACCACCCATTGCCCATCCATTAAATGGCTTGTCGTATTTTTTTGGATCACAAAAGTCTTTCATCTGCTGATACCAATCTTCTGCTTGATCGTGACTTTCACCTTGCAATACATTTAAAAACTTACAGGCGCCTGTACGATGTTTAATGAAATATTCGTTGTTGTATTTTGTGGCCGCCACCGCTTGAGGATAATTGGCAACTCCACTATTTTTAGCACCCACGGGACTACGACCAACCCATGCTGGAATATCCAGTACCATGCCATAGTCCATTAATGCGTCCATCCAAGTTAACACTTGTTCACGTTTCTTTTGTGCCGCATCTAGTTTGGCTTGATAAAGTTTAACATGATCAATCTTAGTGTACTTGGGATTACCATTTTTGTCTGTCTTAGCATGACCTGTTGGATGCAGTTGCGGAACAAGCTCGATACCCCGGGCAACAGCTTCGGCCATGCGTTGTGCAACTACAGGCCCGTTTGGATCATTCCATTCGCCTTCCCATACACCTTTACCAATCTGAAATCCACCCGAGTCGCCTAATACCCAACTTGTTGAGCGATCTCTGTTACGAAACATGTCTTCACTTGGATCGGGTTTAGTCAAATCCAAGTTGGCATGGCCTGCTGAATACAAACAATGGTCAAAGTAAAATGCCGCATTGGGATTCAAATAGTTCATAGCTTCAATACCCATGGGTCCAAAGCTGGCAGGAATACGAGCAGGATCAACGTAATTGCTGTGTCTTTGTTTTCCTATGTATGTACTATAAAATCCTGACGTTGCTGGCAGGAAATACGCATAATCACTTTGAGTAGCTGTCAGGTTTTTATTCATTACTTACTTTGTGCTGGAAGAATGTAGTCGTATTGAGCAATACCGCTGTCTACTGCAATCTGCATAGCACCTACATCACTAATACGCATGGTTTTGTCACCAGTCAGGTTGAGAATACTCATAACCTGATTAACTGGCCACGACCAAGTTTGACGCAATTTACCATCAACTCCTGCTTGAAACACAAACGATCCTGCATGTGTACTGGCATCACCAAAGCTAAACACTAGGTTGCTGCCATCTGTGCTAACTTGAAAAGTTGTTTCTTCTGTATGTGCAGTAGCTTGGAATTTGAGTTTCTGAATACTAGCCATAGAAGGGACAAACTCAATAGTCCAAGCCGCACCTTTAAACTTAACAGTCTTGAGTTTTTCGTTAATGATATCACTATTCATAAAGCGATAGTCATTTTGGAAATCACCAGCACCATTTTTAAAATGCAAGCCTGTTGGAATAGTTTCACCGTTGCGTTCTTGCGTAACAATATCAATACTAAAATTTTCTTTGTATTCAGGACACTTTAGGTGAATGTCCAACTTGTTTAAGTTAGGCATACCAAACACACCTTCTAATGACTCAACAGGTGTATGTGTTTTTGCGCTGACAATTACACTACGATCTTCAGCCATTGATTCAATACTGGTTTCTTTATTGCTTGCACTTACCTTGACCAAAGGTAGGAAGCCCAAACTGTGTGTATGTGCTACTAGGTCTTGTAAAAAGTCTTTCATTTATAATTCTCCATATGTTATGATTATACTAGGGTTTGCGTTAAAGGTCAACGTCTTTTCTCACCGTTTTGTTATAGTCCATTGCTGAATCTAACACAGTAACAGGTTTATTTAGGCCATAAGCATATTTTCTAAATGCTCGTGTGTCTTTGGGGAAACAGCCGCCTCCCCATCCCAATTGTCCATCAGGGCCAGGAACTAGTGTGTGCCCTGCTCCAATTCTACGATCATGTCCCACCATTTGTCTTACACGATCAAAATCAGCACCATTTGTTTTGCACATATCGTAGATTTGATTAAAAAAAGAAACTTTAGTGCTTAGGAAGCTGTTAACAGTGTACTTGGTCATACTTGCTTCGGTTATACTGCAATCAAAGTACAATGAACAATTGTCAAGCACTGTTTGAAATAATGTTTTCCAAAAATATTCAGGATCATCGCCACCAATTATCATAAATTTTTGTGAGGCAAAATCCTTGTTTGCATTTTTAGCAGTGAGAAATTCTGGACTATAACAAATACTGTAGTCTGCAAACTCATTAACTATCTCATTTAGCTTGTCAGGCGTAATTGTAGATTTGATTAGTATTGGCATGTAGATAGGTACTTGTGCAATTACCGATCGTACAATATCAATATCGCATTGCCCATCACTGGTTGGTGGGGTAGGAACACACACAATAATACCTTCAGCATCAGGAAAGTCTGATATTTTATTTGTTGTTAAATTTGGGTCCACAATTAAAACACGATGTTTGGTACTGACTGTAGTACCAACAGCTTGGCCAACAAACCCATAACCTGCAATTATTATTTTCATATTAAAACTCAAACAGTGAATTGAATGTGTTCTTTTCTTCAGTACTGTTAACATCCCAGTTAAGAACACCAATCAAGTTGTCTAATTTGTTATCGATAATAGTCTGTTCCATTTCAACATGATCAAACGGCAAATCTTTAAACCATTGTGGCAATCTTAATTCATCCACAGGATATGCAACACTGGTAAAACCAAGTGGTCCAGGTTTGAGTTTACATACAATTACTTTAGCACCATCGGTGATACCCATTGAGTATTTGTCATTGTACATGCGCTTGAGCGTGTTCCAATTAATACTTGCACGAACATGCCCGGGCATATTGGCTTTGCCTGCTTTGGCTTCCTTGCCTTGATATTCAGTAATCTTGTTGGCACGTTTTGGCGATCCTTTCTCCCAACCAGGACGAGCTTTGAATCGACCACGGAATTCAGTAATATGATCTAGCACGTCTTGTTCAACTTTGCCCATCAACACCATTTCAAGTACATCACTTAGGAAGTTTTGAATAAATTCTGGAGTATCACTGCGCTTGAGATCCAAACCCATGGCCTTGATCTTACCAGGTTTGCCATCCACATCTGTACGCTTGCCTTCTTTGTCATAATACAGCACAGCATAACGTTTCTTGGTAATGAACAAGCCTTTGATAGCAACAATCTCACGACCTGCTTTGATAACTTCACCACGGCTTTTTGGACAGTGAAATGTATCCAACATAAATTGCGGGAATGTAGTGTTGACTTCATCTGCAATTTGATCGTACAGTTGTACAACACTTTCTTTGGTCCACGGAATCAGTCCCGCTTCGATGTCCTTCTGTAAAGTGCGAAAAGCACTGAAATAACAACTGTCAGTGTCACCATATATAATTGCCTTTCCTCTATAATCATATTCGCCAGCAACAATTTCATTTACCTTGCCGGCCATGTGTCGAACAATCTGACGACCAGTTAGTGTAGTTGATTGCCCAATACGCTTGTCAAAAAATCTACAACCGCTGTTGAGAATGGCTCCATACAAACTGTTCAAGTTGATCTTCTTTACCAGCTGACGTTTGTCCCAATATTCTTCTTCAACTTTATTTCCTGCTTTAATAGCATCTTTTAGTTTGGCCTGCATGTCTTTGCGTTCAGCATACCAACGTTTTAACAAACCGGGAATAATACCTTCTTTCTCGTAAGTAAAGATTGTTCCGTTGGCACTCAGCATCCACGGTTGATTACTTTCGTAAATAAGTCTATACACTTCAGCGGCACTTAACACATCAGTTTCGCCGTTTTCCCAGTCGATAGTGATGTCTGTGCCAATTTGTTGTTCCATTACAGCAGTAAATTCTAAACTTCCAAAGATGCCTTCCCAGCTGGCCGCAAAGCTAGATCCTTTTACCATCTTAGTTTCAATGAATTCGTCTGTCATTATTTGACGCAACTGCCCAACGATAGTTTCTGGTCCCATGTTGAGCGCACGAATGGCACTGGGATATAGACTGTTGATATCCAATGAACCAATCCAATCGTGAATGCCTTCTTTAGGAACTGCAACATACGCACCAGCCGCTTGACTATCCTCACGTTCATCCATTTTAGTACGATTGGGCACTTGGAATCCACGTCTATGACATTCGTTAATAATGGCCTGTTCAGTCACAGCCACAGCACCCATTGTGGTTTGTAACAACACAGTACATTCATGTGCCAGTGTGTTGGCAAGATCCATAAACTTTAGTTTCTTGTCTAGATCATCAAGTAGTTTACAGTCGTTGATGTTGTATTCAATGAATGTTTTAAAATCATTGTTGTACAACTGATCCAATGTGCCTTCATATTGTGTTTTGCGTTTTCCTAGTTCGTATTCTGCAATGGCATCAAGCCTGTATGTGTGGCGTTCTTCATATGTGTACTTGCGATACAGTTCCAAACTATCCAAATGCACACGACCCACAAAGTCATAAGTTGTACTTACCCGTCCAAACTTTTCGTACTCACGTTTCTTTGGAAATTGATCAAACAAACAAAAGCGTCTAGTATCTTCTTTGCTTAGAGTTTTAATAACACGATTAACAGTGTATGGTATATCAAAGCCTTCTGAATTCCAACCACTTAACACGTCAGCATCTTTGATTAGATCTAAAAATACATCCAACATCTCTGCTTCAGTTTCATACAGCATGGTGTTGGGAAAGTCTTTGACCATTTCCTTGGCTTCTGCCATTGGTAGCTTCTTGGGAGGAACAGCCAAACAAACCATTGTTTCCATCCACTGTAGGTACACAGCAATGGCAGTGATTGGCATGAATGCATCATCTGGTGATGCATACCCACGTTCGGGATCAAAGTCTACCTCAATGTCAAAAAATGCTACATTCAGTTTTGGAGGATCTTGATTTAAATAGTGTTCACTTAGTGTTACAAAGATTGGATTGATATCACTTTCGTACAGAGTCTTGCCACTGTTAATGGCCTGTTCTTTGCGTAGTTCTTTGGTGTTCTTACAGACAATACGTGTTAACGCATCTCCGTAAATTGATTGAAATTTGCCGCGTGGGTCTTTTACATAAAACGTGTGCTTGACAGGTATATCACGGAACTCACGTTCACCTTTTTTATTGCGTTCAACCACTTTGATAACATCATTCTCGCGGTCAAACCATGCGTCTACATAGCTCATTGATTCTCCATATGCAATTTACGGCTTGCAAATACCCAATGTGCGGTTTATGGCCCGCCGACCTTTCTCTTGTGTTACTTATTAAATCTTTTTGGTAATATCCAAAATAGCTTCAATCTCAGCCCAATCTTCATTGTGCGCACTCCAATCACCTTTGTGTGCAATTTTAATTGCACGATTAATGATGCTGGGCTTGATTTGTAATTCTTCTGCCACTGCCTTGACTGTTTCTTTTAAGCCTACTGATAGGTCTTCAATTTCACGAAGCACTGTTGAGCCTTCATTGATTAATCTTTCTAATTTTGCCTTTTCTTCTGCACCGTATGAACGACCTGACATGTTATCTCCTAGTGTTATATGCCTATTATATACTACTTATCTTGTAAATGCAACCTTTAGAGGTGGAAACGGCAGAAATTAATCTGCCGTTTATCAAGCATTAATTAGCTTTTAATTTAGCTTTGCCTTCCGGATCCAAACGATAGTTGCCTATTTTTGCATCTGCTTTGGGTCCTATCACAGTTCCACCTGCAACTCTGATTGGATCTTTGGTATTACTGTTTCTTTGATGTACACCAGCATTGTTCATAACCCTCTGAAATTCATCCTCTGGATAACCTAATCGTTCTAGACCTTGTTGGGAATCAGCCGCTGGTTCAGTGCTTGCAACTTCTTGAGATGCTGGCATTCTTCTTGCCGCTTCTTTGTCCAATGCTATCTGGGCAGTGTTTTTACTACCTTTGGCTTGATCGATTAACGATTGAGCGTTTGATGCGGCTTGCGACCATGCTGGACTTTCATCATTATCGTGTCTAAACATTAATTCTTCCATCTGTGCAATAAGAGATGCCACTTCAGAATCTACTTTAGTGCTTTGCCCACCATTAGCATCTGCCTTACCACCGATATTTCCGCCACTACCAGGAGCATTTGACCCACCTCCAGTTTCTGGACCGGCCGGTACTTCTGTACCTGGTACTACTTCTGTACCTGGTACTTCATCTGTTGGCATCATATTTTGCGCATCGTCACGCCCGCCAAATAATAAACCACCTAGGCCAACTGCACTTAGCACACCTAGTGTGCCACTGGTCCATTTGACTTTGTTCTTGTTTCTTGCCCACCACCCACCAATTGCTTCTTTGTTGCCAGTCTTAAGAACATCATCAAGTTGTTTGGCAATTACGGGACCTGCATCGTGTGCAACTGCTCGTTCAATGGCTGCAAGTTCTTTTGCACCAATATTAATAGTTATATTATTTGTTGAATTTCCTGAACCTTTTACACTTGAAGAACCACCACCACCACCACCACCACCTGTTGCAGTGTTTGTGTTTGTGTTTGTGTTTTTAACATTAGGTGTTGTAGTTGGAGTATCTACTTTTGGAGTTACTGTTGGAGTATCTACTTTTGGAGCATCTACTTTTGGAGCATCTACTTTTGGAGTATCTACTTTTGGAGCATCTACTTTTGGAGTATCTACTTTTGGAGTTACTGCTGGAGCATCTACTTTTGGAGTTACTGTAGGTTTAACTTTTGGTTTTGCTGAAGCCGACGACGAAGATACAGGTGGGTTAGGTCCAAGTTTTTCTAATTGTTGTCTAGCTTCTTTTCTTTGCAAAGCAGTAAGGCTGGGATTTTTTACAAGTGCTTCAAGCTCTGCTCGACTCTTACCTACATATCCAAAAAGATCATCTACAGGTTTACCTAAAAACTTTGCTATTTGTTCTTTCCCAGCCGCGGCTGCTTCTTTCCCAGCCAATTTTCCTACTACATCACCTTTACCTTCGTCTAACCGTTGTAATGTATTGCGAAGCTTTGCCATCTTTTCAGATTCGCTTAGTGGCATAGATTTAGATTCGTTAAACATCTTAGATTTATCTATGGCATCTAATGTTTCTGGGGATATTTTGCCAGTTGGAGGTAATCCAAGTTTTTGCTGAACCATTTTTAATACTTCTGGGTTGCTAGCAAATGTGTTGACATTGTCTTGTGTTAGGCCAGTAGTACTCTTATCGTGTCTATTTTTCATCCAATCTGCAAATACGGCAGTTGCCACGTTTGCTCCTACTCCTAATGCAAGTTGACCTGCTTTGCTCGCGCCTTTTACAGCTATACTGCCTGGAATAGGTGCAGCCACGGTTCCTACAATATCGCCCACATCGTATGGATTAACTTTGAATGTTTTCTCAGCACCAAGTTTATTGCCAACCCATGTATCGTGGAATGGATTATTAAACTCTCCAGAGGTTGAATTTGCTTTTGCTCTAGCAGTATTGGCCATCTCTTTGCCCAATGCTGTTTTGTAATCTTTTTCAATGCCTAAGCCAGCCTTGGCACCAGCCAGCATGTTATCACCAAATCCAAATGTCAAGCCGTTGCCGATACCACGAGCACCTGCGCCAACATCCGTACCAAACTGACCTAAACTGTATTCGTCTAGCTCAACATCATAACCAAAACTTTCTATCAATGCTGAGGCCATTGAACCCTCTTGCACTGGATTACCTGATGGTATTTTTAAATCTTTACCTGCGATAATTAAATTGGGATTTTTAATATTTGGATTTAATTTCAAAAGTTCAGGAACAGTTGTACCAAACTTCTTTGCAAGTCGAGTTAAGTTATCGCCTTTTTGAATTGTATACAGTTCACTACCTTGATCTTTATTAAATATCACGCCTGGAGGTGGGCGACCACCCGGCGGATCGGCCGCAGGCGATCCATCGGCTTTCTTGAATATTGTATCTGTTGGTTCTTGTTTAGTGGATTGTGTTCCGTTCAAACCCGGAAAAAACTCATCTGTTGGATTCGCCATATGTCTAAATTTAGTGGACGTGACCTTTCCATTTGGATCGCCTGCAGGCTCGA